TGAGGGGGTACAGAGGGGTTTTGAGGGGGTAAGGGGGTGCCCCGAGGGAGGGAGCGAAGCGACCGACCGAGGCCCCCTCTCCTCCCGGAGAGGCCCGGAGGCCGAAAGAGCCGAAGGGCCTCCTCCCCCTGGAGGGCGCGAATTTCGCGCCCCCTCCTCCCTCCTGGGAGGGGGAGCGCCTCCCGGCGCTCACCACCCCCCGGTAGTCCCTTCTCGATCCCTGATCTATTCGATCAGCGATCTCGAACGTCCTACCACCCCCCAAGCTTGACATCGAACAGAAGAGGGTTCTGATGCCAGAATCGATCGAGACGTACAAACTGATCTCCAAGATCAACCTGAGCTTGAACTACGTTCAACTAAACGACTACCCGGGTTACTGCTATTTCGCACTGCTACCTGACGGAGCAGTGAAGATCGGGTACTCCAACACCAGGCAATTGGTGGACGAGCGAATGAAATCGCTCGGACGTCAGTACGGTGCTCCCTTGATACCGTTGGCGATAGTAGGTGGGGGCTGGGTAGCGGAACTGTTCCACCACGAGATGTTCTCTGAGTATCGACTACCTGGGGATGGGGAGAGGTTCACGTACTCACCAGAGATGGCCAAGTATGTGGCAGACCTCCAATCGAAGTAACGAACTTCCCCCTAACTGGGAATCGCTACGAACTCAAGTTCTTCGCGACTCGAACTACGAGTGCCGGATGGGTTGGCAAGGTTGTCTCACCAGAGCGACCGAGGTCGATCATATCCGAAGGGGTAATGACCATTCGATCTCGAACTTGAGAGCGGCATGCTCAGCTTGCCACTCGAAGAAGTCATCCCGAGAAGGTCTCGCCCAAAGGCGAGCCCTCCAAGCCCGGAGGAAAAGACCACCAGAACGCCATCCGGGTACCACGTAGGCCAGGAGCCTACTCGTTGCCCAGGAGGCACAGATGCCGGGTCCAATCCCGAACCGTTCGGACCAAAGGGTCCGACGTAACATCGGAGATCCGATCGAGAAAGTCACCGCGATCGGAGCCGTAGAGATCCCCGAACTCAACTTAGGGGAAGTCCACCCGTTGGTAACGGAGCTTTACGAAGCGATGACCAGGTCAGCGCAGCGGAAGTTCTTCGAACCCAGCGACTGGGCGTACACCAAGGTGACGTTGCACTTCCTGAACGGCCTGCTGAACAGCAGCAGACCGTCCTCCCAGATGCTAGCGTCTGTGAACCAGATGCTGTCAGCTCTGCTCGTGTCCGAAGGCGAACGCCGACGGGTACGGATCGAGGTCGAACGTGGGTCAACCACAGAGACCGGCGATGTACTGCAGATAAGCGACCTGTTTAAACAACGACTAGCGCAGGGTTAAAGACCCGGTCCCCCGGAGAAGGTTTTTGGTGACCTCTCCACCGACGAGCGTAGCCTATCCAACCTCCCCTCACTGAGGGTGGTCCGCGCTCCCTTCTCCGGGGTAGACCGTAACGACTCGAAAGGAAACCAGCATGACCATGATCGGGGTGTCCGGGGAAGCAGACTCCCTGGTTCTTTGCAGCGGTCGGGAGTTCAAGTGGGCTTTCGAGAACGTGGACGAGAACGGCGGGTCGGTCAACTTCCCCAGCGGCCAGCTCTACTTCGAGTTCCAGACTTCGCCGATCACCAAGTGGTCTTTCACGCTCAGCGGTTCCACGGCTACGCTGACCGCGACGTACGACCAGGTTGCCGCCATCCCGAAAGGAACGAAGTGGCAGTTGGTATGGCGGGATGCGAGCATCTCGGTCCCTTCTACCTCCACCACCTCAGGTGACCTGATAGCCCGGGGAGTTGTGGTGGTGGTCGGATGAGGCTGCTAGGGACTCCGCTGGGAGGATATCCCGAGCTTATCGGCTCGGACGTAGCCGAAGCGGTGGGCACCGTAGGTGTCCCCACCTGGAATCTGGTCCTGAAGCCGTTGATCGGGTCTCACCCGATGGGCAGGGCGGTCGCGGCTGTCCTGACCCCGATGGTTGCCGAGATGTTCAAGGCTCCGGTCGGTGACGTCTCCGCAGGAGAACTTTTGCCGCTCAGCATCCTCTACGGATACCCGGCACCGCTGCACGACGCAGGAGCGGTCGTGCTGTCCCCGACGATAGTCGAATCCATCATCCTAGCGCCCGTAGGGGATGCCCCCGCTGCTGGCCTACTCCCGACATTCACATAACCAAGGAGCTTCCCTGTGGCAACTATCCTCTCGCTCGACTGGTATGGTCCGGCGCTGGTGTCCGCTTTCGAGAAGAAGATCGACCTAAGCGCGGACACGATCAAGCTGATGGCCTGCACGAACGTGTACGTCCCGAACCTGAACACCCACCAATACAAATCTGACATCACCAACGAGGTGTCGGGCACGAACTACACCGCTGGTGGCATCCAGATCACCTCCCCCACCGTCTCCTGGTCGACCTCGGCCCTCCCGTACCACTGGGTGTTCGACGGCAACGACGTGACTTGGCCGGGACCTATCCCGGCGTGCAGATACCTGATCGGTTATGATTCGTCCCCCTCGACCGACGCCACCCGGCCGCTGCTGTTTGTGGCGACGTTCGACTCGGACGCGATCCCATCGGGCGTTCAGTGGAACGCTGGCGGTATCCTGACCATCACTCCTAGCTAGTACTTGACAACGAACCGGAGGACGACATGGCTAGCAGAACCCCTTCTGGCGCTCCCAGCGCAGAAGAAAGACGGGCCTCGGGTGGAGGCCCGGGGTTGAAGGATGGGTCATTCCCCGTCTTCGACCACCGATCCGCTATGGCCGCGCTCGACTTGCGTGGGCACAGCTCGAACCCGAACGCCGTAGCCGACAAGGTCCTGCACTGGGCCGAGGCCCACGGTGACGCTGCGGCTGCCGCCGCGGCCCGGAAAGACGGAGCTAAGTAATGGCTGACCAAGACATGGACCTGGCGATGGACCTGAAGTCCACGACTCCCGACATCGCGGCTGTCGGCCAGCTCGTTCAGCAGCACGCTGCGGAGTGGCACGCTGCCCACGACCGGATGACCGGCTGCTGAGAACATGAGCTTCGTCTCTCGCGACCCGCAGCCTCTCAAGTCCCAGCAGGAGATCGCGCTGGAAGTTTACCAGGTCGCTATCGCTCGAGGCCTGGACGAACTAGCTGCCGTTATCGCTCTGATGACGATCTCGGTGGAGTCCGGCTACTGGTGCCCGTGGAACGCTGCGGACCCCGACAGCCAGAACTACCCGCACGATTCCCAGTCGAACGACGGGATGTCTGTCGGGTATTTCCAGCAGCAGAACTCTGCACCCGGTGCTAACGACTGGTGGGGCTCGATGGAGAGCCGCATGACGCTGGCCCAGGCAGCCGACCAGTTCCTGGCTCGGCTCAGCGACGACTACACGAAATCGGCGAACAGCCCCTCGCTGGCCGGGCAGTACGCCCAGCAGGTTCAGGGATCGGCGTTCCCGGATAGGTACGCCCAGAAGTGGACAGAGGCGTGGAGCCTCCTGAATCGCGCTCTAGCGGAAAATCCCCCCGCTCCGGTACAACCACCCTCGCCAGCCCCACAACCCGCTCCAGAGCCCGTACAGCCCCAACCGGAGGCACCTGTGACTCGGCCCGACTTCAACGAGTATCCGAGGTGGTGTACCAACTTCGAGGGTCGTAGCGGCACGAAGGTGGACCTGTTCCTCCTCCACACCGAGGAAGGCAACGACAACGCCGATGGGCTGGCGTCGTTCCTGATCTCCACAGAAGGTGGACCTAACCCGGTCTCGTACCACTACACGGTGTCCGAAGACCCCAACGACCACGGTGTTACGGTCTGCGACGTAGTCGACACCGACAACGCCTCGTGGTCCGTGATGTCCTCGAACCAGCGTTCGATCAACCTGTGCTTCGCCGGGTCGTCTGTGAACTGGTCGAGGGACCAGTGGATGGCCAACGACAAAGCACTGGACGCTGCTGCGTACATCTGCGCCCGCGACTGCCTGAAGTACGGAATCCAGGTGAAGATGCTGGTGGAACTTGACGCCAACGGAAACCCGAAATACATCGCGGACCCTCCTGGGATCGCAGACCACCGGTACTGCACCGAGTGGCTCAAAGACGGGAACTCGCACGACGACGTCGGGGATAACTTTCCGTGGGACTACTTCGCTTCTCGGGTTGAGTTCTGGCGGGCAGCGCTAGCCCCCGCACCTGCCCCGACGCCGGCACCCGCTCCGGTGCCACCTGCTCCTGCCCCGGCACCGGCACCCGCACCTACCCCGGCTCCATTCACCTACCCGTCGACCGACGACATGGTGAAGCAGGTTTGGGAACAGCTATTCGGCCCCCAAGGAGGTGGGTGGCCCGATTTGTTTGGTGAAAGATCCGATGGGACTCGAGGCCTTACGGTCGTTGAAGCCATCGCCTCGCTGAAAGGCAAGACAGTCTGATGTTGGATTGGTTTTTTCAGAGGCTTTGGGATTTTATCGAACCCAAAGTGGAGCGGATGGTCAAGGCTGCGGTCGAAGAAGCCGTGTCGTCTGTCCGCCAAAACATCGAGGAAGCGACTCAGGCCGTCATCAAAGACCTGAAGGACATTCCAGCACAGTTGGTGTTCCACGTGGACACCCTCGTTAAAGAACTCACCAAAGAGGTCGACTCGCTCCCTAAGAGCGTCCTCGAAGCTGTAAAGAACTGGATGTAACCTATGCACGACGCCAACGGAAACTGGCTGGGCTGGGGCTTAGGTGACAACGACCCCAAGGTCCGCCAGCTCAAAGAGTTCATGAAGCGGAAGTTCGCTTCGTACTGCTCGAACCTGGACGACAGCACGATGTTCGATGCCACGATGCAAGCGGACGTCGTCGAGATGCAGACCCGGTATGGCATCCCGGCTACCGGGATCGTGAACTACCAGACGCAGGTCACGATGGGGTTCGTCCAGCCGACCCCGGCTATCAAGCCGATGTTCTTCACGGTAGAGGGTCACAGCTCGAACATGTTCTCCGGTCCGGTCGCCGACACGGCCACCGCGCTAGAGCACGAGGGCCTCTGCCACCACCAGCCGATCGGCTACAACGACGGAACCATCCCGTTCGATAACGCCAGCGGCGTGAACGAGCTGGCCCGTCTGGTCGGTGCCACCACGATGGACGACGGGATCCCCTTCCCAGCTGGCACCAAGTGGGTGCTGGGGACGTTCAGCCAAGGTTCGATCATCGGGTACGACTTCTACGAGAAGTTCCTGGCCCCCGGCCAGCCGCTGGAATGGCGCGAGGCTGATCGCCTCGGGACTCTGGCTTACGGCAACCCGTGCCGGGCGACCAACTCCATCGCCCCGTGGGCTGCTGGCTGGGTCACCAAGCAAGGGACTCACGGCCTGGATCCGTACAAGCGGTTCGGTGCGCCTAACTGCGCCCCGGTCCCCCGGAGCTTCCAAGACGTCTACCGCGAGGGTGACATCTTCGCCGAGAACGCCAACGACGAGGCCAGCCAACTGAAGGCGTCGATCTACCAGGCTGTGGCCCGAGGTGACGTGCTCTCCAACCCGTATGGGCTCGTGTCTGAGTTTGTTGGACAGATCTACGCTGTGGGCTCGGCTCAGTACCTCGAGCTGATGACGTTCGGCATGTCGGTATTCCGGGCGATCGTCTCGGGGATCGTGTTCCTCGCGGACAACCCCAATCCCCACTACAGCCCCTACGACATCACGGGTGGCGTCAACTGGGTCCGGGGTCTCCTAAAGGCTGCCTGAAACTTGACAACGAACGGAAACCGAAGATGACTGTACCTACGTTCACCCTGACGGGAACCGTGGATTCCCTGAAGGGAAGCACCCTGGCCCCGCTCGAGGGAAGGATTGTGGGACTTCGGTCTAACATCCCAGCTGGGACCCTGATAAACGTGGGCGGCACTGTAACGGCGGTCAGTGCTGTGAGCTTGTCCGTAGGGTCCGACGGGTCTATTCCTTCTGTCTCGCTGCTCGCCAACGACTCATCGCTGAATCTGGGGACCACGCTTCAGTGGCAGATCAAGATCCAAGGCTTCGCGGCGTGGTGGTTCGATGCCCCCGCCGCAGGAGACACGGTGGACCTGTCGGATCTTCTTCCAGACCACTTGACATCGGACGACAACCGATGGACCGTAGAGGGTTTCTGAAGGTCGCTGCCGCAGCTTCCGTTGGGGCTGCGGCGGTTCCCGCTATCACCAGACTCGGAGGATCGATGACAGAGCCAGCTCAGTCGGTATTGTGGCCGTTCAGCGGCCCGGTACTTGACCAAGGCAAGATCGGGAGTTGCACCGGAAACGCGGTCACCCAGTGGTCGAACACCGAATACGCAAGAGCGATCTCTAAGCGCACGGCGTACTTAACCGAGCCAGACGCGGTGCAGGTTTATCACCTCGCCGAGAAACTGGACGGCTTAGGCGCCCCGTTCTACGACGACCGGGGAAGCACCGGGGATGCTGCGTGCAGCGCAGCCGTCGAACTCGGCTGGCTGAAAGGCTACGAGAACGTCAAGCCCACGGTAGATGGCATCATCACCGCTCTTCGCGAGCAACCGCTTATCGTCGGCAGCACCTGGATGTCAGATATGTTCAACCCGGACGCTTCCGGCTTAGTCTCTGCCACCGGCAGCGTAGCCGGTGGTCACGAGTACGTCATCCTCGGTTTCGACATCCCGGCAGGTGTTTTCACCTGCCTGAACTCGTGGTCGGACAGTTGGGGCGTCCACGGGGGGTTCTGTATCAAGTTCGATGACCTGGTGAAGATAATCGCCGACCCCAACCCCCCGTCGGCTGTGACCGCTCCGATAGCAAGAGACTTCTAGGAGGAACCGGCAGTGACAGTAACCCTGACGGCTGTCGTCGTTGACATCAGCGGGAACCCAGAAGGTCTCCGTCCGTGGACGTTCTCTACCCCGACCCGTGGTAACTCCGGGGATATCGTCGCCGGGTCTTCTGTCTCGGTTCGACCCGTCGATGGTGTGCTGACAGTTAAGCTGCTGCCCGGCCCCGCTACGGTAGAGTTCGAGGGCAAGTCTTTCGACATCACAGTCCCGGACACCGACTCGGATTTGTGGCCTCTGATCTCGGCAGCTGTGGGTATGCCACCGGAGACCCCGGCCCAGGTTATCGCCAGCGCCGTAGATGACTACCTGATCGCTAACCCGCCACCTACAGGCCCCACAGGCCCCACAGGCCCCACAGGCCCTGCAGGCCCCACAGGTGCTACAGGTGCCACAGGCCCCACAGGCCCCACAGGTGCTACAGGTGCCACAGGCGCTGCCGGGCAGTCTGCTCCTACTCCGACTGTGCTGAACGCTCCGCTTTCGTCCCCCGACTGGATTCCGATTATCTCACGACTGGTACCAGCAAATTCGCTGACCGTCGGTGCTAGCTTCCGGGTCACGGCTTGGGTGTATGAAGCGGACAACAACGCCGAGAACTTTTTCCTGCACTTCGGACCTACCGGAACGACGTCTGACCTCCAGCTGGTAGAGGTGCAGCACTGGGCCTCGCTAAACACCATGGTCAGCGGGGCAGTTACGTGCGTGTCCACCGGAGCATCCGGTTCCATCATGGCGGCATTGTCCTCCACTATCTCTGATGGTTCGAACGTGAGTGTCCCGATCACCCCAGCGACCGTGAACACGACGGTGGACAATTACATAACGCTGTCCGGTCAGCCACAATCCAATCTTATACAGCCGACTATAGCGTTTATCGAAAGCCTTTAGGGAGGTGAGGGTGTTGGCAGAGCTAGCACCCTTACCACCTCACCTGATAGGCCCTACTTGGCAGCGCACCACCGACGGTGGTTGGCTCCTCCCGGAGTTATCTCTGGGCTGGGGCGTCATCGACTGGTGGGCTGCCTACGCCAAGACCCCGGGCGGCGACCACGCTGGCGAGCCGTTTATGCCGACGCTCGAGCAGGCCCGCTTCACCCTTTGGTGGTACGCCGTCGATGAGAACGGCACCTACTGCTACCGAGAAGGTGTCCTGCGCCGCCTGAAAGGCTGGGGCAAAGACCCGTTCGCCGCAGCGCTTGCGCTGGCCGAACTGTGCGGCCCCGTGGCGTTCTCGCACTTCGATCGTGGAGCGCCGATCGGGAAACCGCGCCACGCGGCTTGGGTGCAGGTAGCAGCGGTGTCCCAGGACCAGACGAAGAACACGTTCCGTCTGTTCCCGGTGATGATCAGCAAGGACCTCAAGACCGAATACGGCTTGGAGGTCAACAAGTTTGTGATCTACTCGGCTGCCGGTGGGCAGATCGAAGCCGTGACCAGCTCCCCCGCTTCGATGGAGGGGAACCGTCCGACTTTCGTGATCCGCAACGAGACCCAGTGGTGGGGCGCGGGCCCTTCTGGCGAGGTCAACGACGGCCATTCTATGGCGGCGGTCATCGAGGGTAACGTCACGAAGATCGCCGGCGCCCGGACGCTGTCGATTTGTAACGCACACATACCGGGAAACGAGACCGTAGCCGAAGCGGATTGGGACGCCTACCTAGACGTGCTGTCCGGTAAGGCTGTGGACGTCGGGTATTTGTACGACGCCTTAGAGGCTCCCGCCGACACCCCGGTGTCGGAGATCCCTTCCCTGAAGGAAGACCCCGAAGGGTACCTAGAAGGCGTTCAGAAGCTCCGTGCTGGCATAGAAACCGCCCGTGGTGATTCGTACTGGCTGCCGGTCGATGAGATCTTACAGAGCGTTCTAGACGTCAAGAACCCCATCACGGAGTCACGCCGTAAGTTCCTGAACCAGATCAACGCCCACGAGGACTCGTGGATCTCCCCGCAGGAGTGGAACCGGATCGCTCTGACCGAACCGGAGTTCGCCCTCCAGAAGGGCGAGAAGATCACCCTCGGGTTTGACGGATCTAAGTCCAACGACTGGACCGCCTTGGTGGCCTGCCGGGTCCACGACGGATGTCTGTTCGTGATCAAGGTCTGGAACCCGGAGAAGTCCGGCGGGGAAGTCCCCCGCGAGGACGTGGACGCCACCGTGCGTTCGATGTTCGAGTCGTACGACGTCGTCGGCTTCCGGGCCGACGTCAAGGAGTTCGAGGCGTACGTCGACCAGTGGGGCCGTGATTTCCATCGCAAGCTGAAGGTCAAGGCAACCCCGGGTTCTCCTGTGGCTTTCGACATGCGCGGCCAGACGAAGCGATTCTCGCTTGACTGCGAACGGTTCTACGACGCGGTCTTGGAGCGCGAGATCTTCCACAACGGCAACCCGATCCTACGGTCCCACGTCCTGAACGCCCGTAGGCACCCAACGACATTCGACACGATCAGCATCAGGAAGCAATCCAAAGACAGCAGCAAAAAGATCGACGCTGCCGTATGTGCCGTCCTCGCGTTCGGGTCTAGACAGGATTACTTAATGTCCAAGAAACACAGACCAGGAGGGGTGGCGATAATCCGATGACAGGACCAACACCGTCTCCCGCACCGATCTACGTGCCGCTGGACGCCGACCCGGAGCTGCAGAAGGACTGGATGATCATCAGGTTCGATGAGGCTAACTGGCATCTGTCGGACGACCGTGACTACTACCTGTCCAAGCGCCGCCCGGAGGCTATCGGCATCGCCGTCCCGAAAGAGATGGAGAAGCTGCTGGCCCACGTGGGGTACCCGCGTCTGTACGTGGACGCTATCTCGGAGCGCCTTCAGATCGAGGGCTTCCGTCTGGGATCCCAGACAGACGCCGACGAGGATTTGTGGGATTGGTGGCAGGCGAACAACCTGGATGTCCAAGCTCCTCTCGGGTTTACCGACGCACTAGTCTACGGTCGGTCGTACATCACGGTGTCCGCACCGGATCCAGATGACCCTACGGCTGACCCGAAGGTGCCGGTGATTTGCGTCGAACCGCCCTCGAGGCTTTGGGCCGACATCGACCCTCGGACACGTAAGGTCATCCGCGCTATCCGCGTGGTCCGCGACTACCGCCCCGGCTACCCACACCAGGTCATCGCGGCGACTTTGTATCTGCCGAACGAGACTTACTACTGGACGGTGCAGGCTATAGGTGGGTTGAAGCTCACAGACCACGTCGTTCACGACATCGGCGTGGTGCCGGTCATCCCGATGCTCAACCAGACCTCCCTCGCGGACCTGAACGGCACGTCTCAGATCACCCCGGAGATCCGTGCCGTAACGGACGCCGCTGCTCGCATCCTGATGGACATGCAAGGCGCAGCCGAACTGATGGCGATCCCACAAAGGCTGCTGTTCGGAGTCAACCCGCAAGACATCGGCGTTGACCCGACCACAGGCAATTCCCAGTATGACGCCTACATGGCACGCATCCTGGCGTTCGCGGACCCCGAGGGATCAGCTACCCAGTTCGCTGCTGCCGAGCTACAGAACTTCGTGTCTGCGCTCGACCAGCTCGACAAGAAGGCTGCCGCCTACACCGGTCTGCCCCCGCAGTACCTGTCGGTTCAGTCTGACAACCCGGCCAGCGCCGAAGCCATAAAGGCGTCGGAGTCTCGGCTGGTCATGCACTGCGAACGGAAAGCCACCCTCTACGGAGGCGCGTGGGAAGACGCTATGCGGGTCGCCTACCTGGTGATGAACCCAGGAAAGATCCCACCGGACTATCTCCGGTTGGAGTCGATATGGCAGGACCCTTCGACCCCGACGTACGCGGCCAAAGCCGACGCGGCTACGAAGCTGTACGCCAACGGCATGGGTGTCATCCCGAGGGAGCAGGCCCGGATCGACATGGGCTACACCGTCGAGCAGCGTCTCGAGATGAAAGAGTGGGACAAAGAGGAGAGTCCTGCCATCCAACTGGCTGGCATGATGAACCCTTCGTCTCAGCCCTCGTCCGGTGGCTCCAAGTCGGCTGCGTCTCCTACTGAGACCGTAGACAAGAGTCCGCTGTCATGACTCCCGAGGAGTACGCCGCTGCCCAAGCTGCGCTCTCCGCTGAGACCGCCCGCCAAGTAGCCCACCTCGGTGGGTTGTTCTCCAAGCCGTCCCTGGCGGTTCCTGATTGGTTGGTGTTTCTTAAGTACCTCTTCTCGTTCGTTTCGGACCAGAGGTACAAGTCTGCCCGTCTCGGTCGTACGTTCTACGACGACCAGCGGGCACTCACCTTCCCGGAGCTACCTCCGTTCGAGACGCACTTGGAGACCTACGACTTCGAGAGGTTCGTGCGTGATATGGACCCTGCGCGGGTGAGGATGTCCCTGGCGGACTCCGACTCCAACGCGGTGGGCCAGCTCGGGTTGCAAGCGGTTCGGACGGTAGAGAACGGCGGTCGCCACCAGGTCATCCACTCGGTGGAAGACGACCACGCTCTGGATCCGGTAATTGAGGCCCAGCGTTACCAGCTCCCTGCCGGGAGCATCTCGGGCGGCAAGATCGTCCGTGGTTGGGCGCGGGTCGCTATGGGACACAACCCATGCGCCTTCTGCCTGATGCTGGTGTCTCGTGGTCCGGTCTACTACTCGGCTGAGGCCGCAGGAGCCAAGACCAACACCGACCTAAGCGGGCTCGGGTCCGACCCGAGTGCTGACGCTTCGGACCTGATGAACCAGTGGCACCCCGGCTGCCAGTGCAAGGTAGTTCCGGTCTTCAAGAACGAAGGCTGGTTCGGCCAGGAGCAGTCCCAACGGGCTTTGGAGCTTTGGAACCAAGCCACCAGAACAGCGATCGCGGAGCAGGAAGACGACCCCGATCGCACCCACGACTTCGGGAAGAACAACGGCAGGCAGTTCACCCGTAACCAGCTAGCGCTCAACGCGCTACGCAGGAGCCTCCAACGAGGCGACATAGCACCGCAAGAGTGGTCTGCTCTCGCAGCCGCTTAACACCCAAGCCCCGAGGTGGGGCCGATCTGCCCAGGAGGCAAAACACATGTCCGACACCAAAACTTCAGAAACCCCCGAGGCTCCCAAGCCAGGTCCCCCGGCCCCCGCTCCTAAAAGCGACGAGTTGCCCTCGTGGGCTCGAGATCAGATCTCTGCCGCGAACCTAGAGGCAGCCAACTACCGGGTTCAGCTCCGTGAGGAGAAGGCCGCTCGGAAGGGTCTGGAGGAACAAGTCACTGCGCTGACTGGTGAGAAGGCAGCAGCCGTAGCCGCTCAGGCTTCGGTGCAGAACGAGTTCGACCGTCTGTTCGTGACCGTCCAAGCTGACGTACCGAGGGATCACATAGTGACCTTCGCCAACAGCCTGAAAGGCGGCACGGTAGAGGAGATGTCGGCACATGCCGCCGAACTCAAGTCGATGTTCGGTGGTACCAACGCCCCGCGCCCAGCGGTTGACCGCTCTCAGGGCCAAGGTGGCGGCGGACCCGCCCCAAATGATCCAGCTGCGGTGTTCGC